AAAGAATATTATGGATATAGTAATGATAAAGCTAAACAGGCTCTAAATGTTTTAACCGACGACCAAATAAGAATAATAAAAAGTAAATTGATTAGAGGTGGTAAGCATGGAACTGGAATGGACGACCGGCCTAATGTTAGAGGTGGGGTTGGATGAACCTGATGATTTCCTTAAAGTAAGGGAAACGCTTTCTCGAATTGGTGTTGCTTCAAGAAAAGAGAATAAATTATATCAGTCTTGTCACATATTACATAAGCAAGGTAGGTATTACATAGTACATTTTAAAGAGTTGTTTGCTTTGGATGGGAAACCAACCAACATAACTGCAAACGATTTAGAACGAAGAAACACTATTGCAAGCTTGTTGAGAGATTGGGGACTGATTTGTATTATAGGTGAATGTGGTGAAAAAGCTCCACTGTCACAGATAAAAATAATTTCATATAAAGAAAAAGATGATTGGCAGTTGGAGACCAAATATAACATTGGTAAAAAATAAACGGAGAATATATTATGGCGGTAAAGATAGTTAGATTGAAAAGCGGTGAAGATGTAGTAGCAGATATTGATGAAAATGCAGATACAATAACAATGGAGAATCCAACAGTTATTGTACCAATGAGTGATCCTAATAGTGAACAAATTAAAATGGGGGTTGCACCTTGGGCACCATTTATAGCAAAACAAAAAGTAGAAATCTCTAGAGATTGGATTGTTTTTATAGCTGATGCTGATGAAGCTTTAGCTAGAAATTATAGACAACAGTATGGGTCAGGCATTGTTGTGCCTGATGTATCTACCACATCTCAACTGAATGGATAAGAATTAAATAGTCTTGACTCTTTATTGTATGTGTGTTAGCATATAATATATGTCTGAAAATTTTTATACAAATATAATTCAGAAAGGCAATTCACTTTTAATTCGTAAAATTTCAGATGGAAAAAGGGTTTATGAAAAAGTAAATCATAAACCTACGTTTTATTTTCCTTCTAAAAAGAAAAAATCTAAATTAAAAACTTTGTCTGGTGTTCCAGTAGAAGCAATAGAATTGCCTTCTATCTCGGCCGCTCGTGAATTTTTGGGCCATTATAGAGATCAGCCTGGACTGGTCTATGGAATGGAAAGGTACCCCTATGTCTGGATAGCAGACAACTATGAGGGGTTTGTTGATTGGTCAATGGATAAGATTTTAGTTATCACTATTGACATTGAAGTTGCAAGTGAGCATGGGTTTCCGGACCCAGGACTAGCTGAAGAAGAAGTCCTTTCCATTACTGTTAAGAATCACAAGACTAAAAAAATAATTGTGTGGGGTGTGTATGATTATAATAACACCCGTGATGATGTAGAGTTTAGATAGTGTGTGGACGGGGGTGCGTTGCTCGGGCAATGTGTTGGATTTAGGGTAGGAGTCCATCCAGATATTATTACTGGTTGGAACACCACATTCTTTGATGTGCCTTATCTCGCTAATCGAATCACCAAACTATTCGGCGATAAGATGCGGAATAATATGTCACCTTGGAATGTTGTGTCTGAGGAAAAAGTGAATACTTTTGGTAGAGAACAAACCAAATATAATATTTGGGGTGTTGCTAATATGGATTATTTGGATCTATATCGCAAATTCACTTATAAAAATCAAGAATCTTATAAGTTAGATTATATAGCTTTTGTGGAATTAGGTGTCAAGAAGGATGAAAATCCATATGAAACTTTCCGCGAATGGTATACAAAAGATTATCAATCGTTTATTGATTATAATATTAAAGATGTAGAGTTAGTTGATGCTCTGGAAGATAAGATGAAACTTTTGGAGTTGAATCTTACTATGGCATATGAGGCTAAAATTAATTATATGGATGTATTCTCACAGGTTAGGATGTGGGATGTAATCATGTATAATTATTTGCGGAGTAAAAATATTGTAGTACCTCAACGAGATATTAATACTAAAGGCTCTAGATATGAAGGTGCCTATGTAAAGGAACCACAGACAGGCCAACATGATTGGGTCATGTCATTTGATTTGAATAGTTTGTATCCACACTTAATGATGCAATATAATATCTCGCCAGAAACTATGATATCTGAGCGATTTCCAAAAGGCATTAGTGTAGATAAATTATTAAATAAGGAAGTTGATACTAGTATATTAGGTGATAATTTAACAGTTACACCAAATGCAGTATGTTTTAGAAAAGACATTAGTGGATTTCTCCCAGAATTAATGGACACAATGTATAAAGATAGGGTGAAATTTAAGAAGTATGCTTTAGAATCTAAAAAAAGATATGAAGAAACGAAAGATAAAAAGTATTTGAATGAGATTTCTAAATATAATAATATACAAATGGCTAGGAAGATAGCACTAAATAGTGCATATGGAGCTATCGGCAACCAATACTTCCGATATTATGATGAGAAGTTAGCAACTGCAATTACAACATCAGGACAGCTGTCTATTAAATGGATAGAAAAAAAAGTAAATGAGTACCTCAATAAAATATTACAAACCGAAAATACTGATTATATTATTGCATCGGATACAGATTCAATATATGTTAGTTTCAACCAATTGGTTTCTCGATCTTTTGGTGATAGAAATGGAGTATCGAAAGAACAAATCGTCAATTTCTTGGACAAAATCGCCAAAGAAAAAATTGAACCTTATATTACTAAAAGTTATGAGGAGCTTGCATCTTATATAAGGGCCTATGCTCAAAGGATGGAAATGTCCAGAGAGGTCATTGCTGATAAAGGCATCTGGACGGCTAAGAAACGATACATACTAAATGTCCATGATAGTGAAGGTGTAAGGTATGCAGAACCCCAATTAAAGATAATGGGCATAGAGGCGATTAAGTCCTCAACACCGGCGCCCTGCCGGGATATGATTAAGTCGGCATTATCTTGCATAGTAAATAGTGATGAACAATCTTTGAATTCTTTGGTTCAAGCCTTTCGTAAAAGTTTTATGAAATTGAAAGTGGAAGAAATAGCTTTTCCACGGTCGGTTAATGGTGTTAAAAAGTGGGGTGATAGATCAGGAGTATTTAAGAAAGGAACACCGATGCATATCAAAGGAGCATTAATTTATAACCATCTTCTAAATGAGAATAAATTAAATACGAAGTATCAATTGATTCAAGATGGCGAGAAAATAAAATATCTACTTCTTAAAACACCAAATACAGTACAAGCTAATTGTGTTGCATTTCTTGGTGAACTACCTAAAGAATTTGATTTACATAAGTACATAGATTTTGATACTATGTTTGAGAAGTCATTTGTGGATCCACTTTCATTGATTGTGGATGAAATAGGTTGGAATATAGATAGAAGTTACGGCACACAAAGGACATTAGAGGCGTTATTTGGATGAAGAAAAAAAATAACTATGATAACAAATATTCTATAGCCCACTGGGATGGGTGTGAGAATGATGATTTCTTTTTTAATTGCTTTACAAATTCATCTGAACAATGGAAGAAAGAAATATATGATATATATTTTGGCAGCACCTTTTTACATAGAGATGTAACTTATGGTGATACTATGGGAACTAATATATCTCAAAACCAGTATAGAAATTTATTAGAGATACAGGAGAAATATGGGATACCACTTTCTTTAACTTTAAATGAAATGAATAGGCCGGTAGAAATGTTACGCCGAGATATAATTAAAGACCTTATTACATTTATTGGGAAATTTTATGATGATGGTATTAGAAGCTGTACTATCAGTCATACACATCTAATGAAAACTGGAGCTTTACAAGAAACTTTTCCAGATATGAATTGGAAAAATACAGTTAACCATGGCATTAAAACGACACAACAATTTATAGATTATGTAAATTTAGGATACAATACAATACAACTTGATAGGGATTTTAATAGAAACCATAGAGAATTAAAACGAACTAAAAAAGAAGCAGATAGGCTTGGCGTTAAGACTTGCTTATTGATTAGAGAAGGTTGTATGCCAGAATGTCCGTATAAGACAGAACATGATTGCTGGCAAGGCGCTGGATATTTCCGCACCATCAATTCAAGTTATTGGGATTCTATAAAATTTACTTGTAATAAATGGCGGTCAGGTGATTTTGTTAACCACGGTCTACCTAATCCAAGAACAGCAACAGATATAATGATACATTCAAAGGAAGATTGGGATGATTTTGCTGATATTGTTGATATATTTAAAGTTTCTGGTAGATTGATTAGGTATCCTAAAA